TCAGTTACCGATTTGACGGTGAATGCTGGAGTAGACGCAACAAAATACTTCGAACTGAATTCAGTCGCAATGCGGAAATATGTGCAAAATGTCAGTATTGGTAGTGGTGTAATTACAAATCTATTGTCCAAAGTACTCGACGGTTCCAGTTGGCCGCTTCTACAACCGGGCGAGAATGAAATTTTCATCACTACAACTCCTGTTGGTGGAATTCAAGATTGGGAGCTTACGTATTATGAACGTTTTGGGGGTCTCTAGTGGAACCATACACTATGGATCGCAATTTCCAAAAACGCAGCGTTATTGACGGATTTTTGTCGCTTATTTGGACAGAACGATATTACGGCGATGGCGAAATTGAATTGGTCGTCCCGGCAACGACGGAAATGATCCAACGATTACGAATTGGGATGTTTCTCGGACTTGACGTGTCGGACAAAGTGATGATCTTGGAAACGCTCAATATCGAAGAAGGTAAATTAAAAGTCACCGGAATCTCGCTCTTACCATGGTTGAACAATCGGTTTATTCGCATCTCCGCGGCACACGAAGATAGATATTGGTATCTTTCCGGTGGGACGGCTGGCTGGACGTTATGGGCAATTGTTTACTATATGTGCTGTCAAGGAAGCCCATATTTGGACGGTACGATCTCGACTGGAGTCACGAATCCACAAGCGTTGATTATTCCCGGCCTGACGCTCAAGGATTACGACAAGTCCGGTAGCAATATCAACGTTGGAGTTCCCTATGGACCGGTTTACAACGCTTTGCGCGAGATTGCCACCACGTATGAGATCGGGATGGAGATCACGCTCGAATCGGTTACCGATAGCTCGTTTTCGCTTGGTTTTCGTAGCTATAAAGGACTTAACCGCACCAGTAGTCAAACCGAGAATCCGGTTGTTCGTTTCTCACCGCAAATGGATTCCTTTACTAATATCAAAGAACTGCAATCGATCGCCGCACTCAAAACACTGGTATATGCCTTTGCGCCGCAAAACCCGGATGGACTTGCGACGACGCCCGGTGTAAGCAGTCTTACGGGATCGGAGTATACTGGATTTGATTTGCGCGCTCTATTAGTATTTGCGGAAGATATTACAACTGATATGGTAGCGGGAAGCCAAGCTAATTTGCTTAGTATTCTCAATAGTCGCGCTTACGATGCTTTGACCAATCATGTGTTTGTCAAAGCGGTAGACGGAGAGATTGTTCCCGAGAATCAGTTCCAATACGGGGTTGATTACAATCTCGGCGATGTGATCGAGGTAGAAGGAAATAGCGGCATTGTTCAGACGTCACGGATAACCGAGTATATTCGCGCTCAAGATGAAGCTGGAGAACGCGCATATCCTACCGTCGCCATGCTTAGCTGAGGAGCGAGGAAATGATCGCCATAATCGGGGTATTCTTTTTTGGAGTTATGATTGGTTTCCTTGTTCGCATATGGTGGACAGCAAAATTCAGGAATTACGACGGGACGATTTATGTAACGCAAGATGATCGTTTGGAAAAGACAGTATATTCGCTGATTCTCGACGATTATCCGGAAAAGCTTAAATTCGAAAAAAGAGTTGTGTTCAAAGTAGATAAACTTGACACTCTCACTAAGTCGCAATCAAAACAATGACTATAATAGAACTACTAAAGGAGTGTAATGTTTTCGAAGTTGAACACTTATGTCGACGTTCAGATTGATCGGATCGTTTCCGCACTTCAGTATCATGAACCGCATGAGCAGGAGTACAACAAATTGTTGAGTCATCTCGAGCGGCTGCAAAAGATCAGGCAAGAAGAGAAGCCGGATCGGATCAGCGCCGATATGAAACTGGCAGTTGGAGCAAATCTGCTCGGCATTCTGCTGATTTTGAAGCACGAGAACATGAATGTGATCACGTCGAAAGCGTTGAGCTTCGTGTTCCGAGCGAGATAGCAGTCCTGAAGAAGTCGATATGAGGGGCCCTGAAAAAGGGCCTTTCATATTTTTCTCGCAGAAAATACATACCCTATAATGAAAGCTATTAAAGGAGAATTATGCGTCGTTACAAATTCAGAAACCTCATCTTCGATTGTATCATGCTCGTCCTCACCGGCGGGATATGGTTGATCTGGATGTTCAATCGAGAAATGCGCGCACGCAACGCTCACTGATAGATTTAAAAACTAAGACCGCACCAAGGTTTTAGTTTTCGCATTTCGAACAGGTCGTTTATTTTTTTCACTCTAAAAAATCTCCGGGGGGAAATTTTCCAATAGGGTCGCAGATATTACATCGTTTAAACTCGCAAAAAATACATGTTCTATAATGAAACTACTATGAAAGGATACACATGTCCGTTGTTTCCAAAACTGGCGCGTTTATCGTGCGCAATCGTGCATTCGTGGCACGCACCGTGATTTACATCGGTGTGCTCTACGCGGCCGATGCTGCCGTCAACGCTCTGGTCCATCGCAACGCGTAATCGCGTAGTAGAAACCAGAGTCCAACCCGGACTTTGGTTTTTTTTGTTCTGTCGCAGAAAAAACAAGTTGTATAACAGAAGAGAAGTGTGTGCCAAAATTAAAACCGTTTTGGAGAAATCATTCATACGCCCTCTTCTTATTTTCTTTTGATTATATAGGAAGGATTAAGGTGCCTAATTTCGAACACAAGCTGACTTTCGACAATCCGTTCGGAGGTCTAAAAACGCATATCAAACGGTATAAGATGGTATATTCAATTGGGACAACCGCGGTTATCGCAGGAATTACTGGTCTTATAATAGGAGGGCGATGTGCCGGGATTCTTGGAGTGCCGGATAGAACGGTGACGACCGTGTTTGCACGCCCTCTTTTTCTATTTTCCAATCACAACAAAATGTACAACGTAGTTGCGGTAATTACGAAAGAAGGGCGCGGTCATCCCGGATTTCCAATTTTGTGCAAAGAGACCGGAGATGTCTTCTTGTCGCAAAATGGCGCAGCGTCATGGCTCGGTGTTTCTCCGGGTATTCTTTCTTCACATCTAAAAGGATATCGTCCTAACATTGACGGTTTCACGTTCGAACGTCTGTCAGCAATTCCTGCAATTCCAGCCTAACCATATATCGGTTAGGTTACTCAGACACAGGCCCAAATCCTAGACGCAGCGCGGAAGAGTACTGACCTGCTCTTTGGCGGCGACAATAAGACTCGATAACCCTTTGGTTATCCCTTAGCTAGGTGCTGTCAAAAGGTAGGTCAGTGCGATAGCACAAGCCTGTGTCTCAGTAACCTAATCGGAGCTCGCGAGAAAAACTTACACTATAATAGAAGGGGGAGAGCTTCGCATTGGAGCCAGACACGGCTACGGTCGTGAACCCCTTCTATTTTTTCTTTGAGGAGGTGATATGTACGACGTTGCGTTTTGGATCGTGTACAAGATCGGTGTTCTAACTAGGAGACTCAATGTTCGTAATCGTCGAGAAGAAGAACTACGGTTTTTTTAGTTTTGTAGGCGACTGCATCATGGTCATCCTTACGTGCGGATTCTGGTTGATCTGGATTTTCGTACGTGAGATGCGAAGACGTTCCCGCTATACCGTCTAGAAAGGTATGCATATGTTGAGTGCACTGATTCGCCATGGCGATAAGGTGAAGTTCTTGTTGAAGGATCATGCGCCGACGATTCTGACGGGCGTGGGTGTTACGGGCACGATTGCGACGGCATATTTGACCGGACGCGCCTCGTTCAAAGCGGCCGAGCTGATCGAGAAGGATCCGGGTGTCGAAAGCATGTATGTCGACGGCGATGGCGGCATGGCTCGGATGCATCGACCGTTGACCAACTTCGAAAAGAGCAAACTGGTCTGGAAGCTGTATATTCCACCGCTTGGTGCAGGCGTACTGACCGTCGGCTGCATCATCACCGCAAATCGAATCTCGGCAGCTCGGATTGCAGCCTTGGGAGTTGCGGCCGGTATTTCTGAACGGGCACTGCAGGAATACAAGGATAAGGTGCTCGAGCGATTGGGTGAGAAGCAGAGCGAAAAGATTCGTGACGAGATTGCGCAGGATCGCGTCAATGACAGCGCCGAGAAGGCGAGCAATGTTGTTGTCATGGGCTCAGGCGACGTGCTCTGTTATGACGGACTGACTGGTCGTTATTTCACCAGTTCAGTTGAGAAGATCAAGCAGGCCGAGAACCATCTCAATTTCGAGGTGTTGCGGCATATGTACGCCAGTTTGAGCGAGTTCTACGAACAGATCGGCTTGCCTCCGACTACCTACAGCGATAGTGTCGGCTGGCACAGCGAGACCGGAGAGATCAATGTAATGCTTTCGACGACGATGACTCCAGACAATCGTCCGTGCATCTCGATCGACTTCGAGAAGATGCCGCAGACCGAGTATTACAAGCTGCACGAGTGAAGGAAACGCATGGCGCGTTGCAGTGCCATGATCGACGAACTCCTCGACGAACCGTGAGCGTTGGAAAGGAAGACTATGAACGCAAGCAAAGCGGCAGCGATTATTCGTATTCTCAGCACGCCTCGTAATCGCGACCCGCGTTTTCTCCACTATGTCGTCGACAAGATCGTCCGTGGATGGTGACAGATGCTCAAGAAGACGATTACGTACGAGGATTTCAACGGCGAGACAGTTGTCGAGGATCATTTCTTCCATCTCTCGAAAGCGGAGCTAGTCGAGCTCGAACTGAGCCATCAGGGCGGTTTGGCGGCCTCGTTGCAAAAGATCATCAGCTCCGAAGATGGCAAGGCAATCATCGCGGAATTCAAGAATATCATCCTGACCTCCTACGGCAAGCGTTCGGACGATGGACGACGTTTCATCAAGAACCAGGAATTTCGTGAAGAATTCGAATCGACCGAGGCATATTCGGCGTTGTTCATGGAATTGGTTACGGATACAGACGCCGCGGTCGAATTTGTCAACGGCATCATTCCGGCAGGTATGAGCGAGGAAGCTGCTAAATTGGCAGGAATCGACCCCAAGACCACACCGTTGATCGTGGTAGAGAACGAATCGCCGGGAAGACTCGTAACGAGGAAAGAATTCGTGGAGATGTCTCAGGATGAGCTTCGCGAGTTGGGACCGAAATTGGCCTCGGGTGAGGTGAAGCTCGAGCAGGAATGAGGATAGCGAAATTAATGAGACGACAAAAAGATGGCCTCGTGGAAGCGCCATTAACAAAGCGTCAGCCCTGTCCACGCGGGGAAGGCGGTTAAAGCCGCTCGCTATCCTCAGAAGTTCCCAGGCTTAGTTAGATCACCGTCTTGTAGGAGAGGTCTCCCTATGTGGAGGCCCTTCACGAGATTTAAGGGGCGACAAAGACCTAGACTTCTGCAAGAGTTCGGGAACAAATCGTCCGGTGTTGCAGCGCAAAGCGGGTTAACTCGTACCGCGCGAGACGGCGGTCTAACTAAGCCTGGGAATTCGCATGAAAAACTGGGCATATAATAGAACCTACTAAGGAGATGTTATGTCTTTGCCTATGGCCAGGCTTGCTGTACATGCTGTTGCGAGCCTTGGTGTTACGAAGGTCATTCACGATATCATTCGAGTCAATACCGTCGTTACCAGCACTTTTGACGCTGTCAGAGTTGCCACGGGAACACTGGTAATCGGCTCTTTGATTTCGGAGGTCGCTTCGAAGCACGTTAACGATCGTATCAATGATGTCGTCGCCTGGAACAATCAGCGAAAGGCTGACAACAATTAGTGGAAGAAGAAAGAGAGTCTATCATAGATTCTCTTTTTGTCTCTAACTAAGGACAAAATGGATAATTCTGAATTTCCGCCTAATAGCGAGGCAAGTAAACAAATTAAACCAGAAGTCGTCAAGAATATCGAACGCGTTACCTCCGGTGACGTAACGCGTAAACGAAGATCGCTACGGAAACAGTTCTCGGACGTGTTTGTTGGCGGAAACGCACGAATTGCCATCCAATATGCAATTATGGATATACTACTGCCAGCAGCACAAGACACTATTGTAGAAACATTACAACAAGGTATCGAGATGCTGTTCAAGGGCGATGCTCGACGACGTCGAGGAGGAGCGACACCTCCCTCCAGCGGCCCCTATGGTTATGTCGATTATGCGCGTCGATCCACGTTCGGATATAGTCGACTTCCATCCGCACAACGAGCATTGAGTCGAGCAGCACGATCAAGACATAATTTCGACGAAATCGTCTTGGATGACCGCACCGAGGCCGAACAAGTAATCGATCAACTTTTCGAAATCGTGGGGAGCTATGAATCAGCGACCGTTGCAGATCTCTATGAGCTCGTGGGACTTACTCCTAGTCATACAGACAATAAATGGGGTTGGACGGATCTTACGGGGGCCGGGGTTTCTCGAATCCGTGGCGGTTATCTCTTGGATCTCCCGGAGCCCTATCCGCTTAACTGAGCTCACTGAAGAAACGCAGGATAAATTCATCGAACAACTACATCTTCATGACAAGAGCAGTTGAGATTCGAGAATTCGCTCAACGAGTTGAGCGTGTGTGTGATTTTCTGCTTGATCTTTTGAGCGCCGAAGGAATGAAAAACAAATCGACCGATGCTCGGGTAATTGAAGATCTGAGAGACGATGCCGTGAGTATCCAATTCAATCGAATAGATTATCCTCATCTCTTCGAGGGTCTCGACACGTATATACGCGGCATTCCGATAAATAAAGCAGAAACCAAGGAGTAATGATGAAGTTCGTCCCCGAGGCGATCACAAAGACGATTGCCCATAATTCTTTGTTACTGCAGAAGAGCTCTCCAAAGCTTCTTTTTGGAGTCGGTATGGTTGGTATGGTCGGAAGTACAGTTCTTGCTTGTCGCGCTACGTTGAAAATGGATGAAATCGTCGACGAGGCGAAGAGTAAGCTCGATCTGGCCAAGACACTCGAGCACGAAGATTACGGCGAAAAAGATCGCCAACGGGATATTTCGCTCATCTACTTCCAGACCAGCGTCAAAGTGGTACGAACATATCTACCGGCAATTATCGTCGGTAGCGCATCGATTGCTGCTCTGACCTATTCGCACAATATCCTAACCCGGCGTAATATCGCTTTGACCGCTGCATATTCCGCCTTGGACAAGGGATTTCGCGAATACCGAGCGCGAGTAATCGATAAGTATGGTGAAGACGAAGATCGAAATCTCAGATACGGCAGTCAAGAAGTAGAAGTTATCGACGAAAAAGGTAAAAGTAAGAAGGTGATCCGGGCAGCTCCGGGTACGCCATCGATCTATGCGCGCTTCTTCGATTCATATTCGGCCAACTGGGGCAAAGATCACGATTACAATATGTATTTTCTGCTTTGTCAGCAAAATTGGGCCAACGATTGCCTGAAAGCTCGCGGTCATGTGTTCTTGAACGAGGTCTACGACTTGCTCGGACTCGATCGTTCGAAAGCGGGAGCAGTGGTCGGTTGGATTCAATCTAAAAATGGCGAGACCGACAATCATATCAGTTTCGGTGTTTTCGACGGCAAAACGCAGGTCGCACGCGATTTTGTCAATGGTTACGAAGGTGCGATCTTGCTCGATTTCAATGTCGACGGTGTAATTTACGATCAAATTGAAGGCTCATCGGAGGATCCAAAATGGCAGCGGTATTGACGGAAGAGATTGCCAGTAATCTCGAAGAAGTCGCGGAAGTTACGCGTCAAATCGACGGGACGGTTATTCGGTATTTCTTCGGTGGCGTCGGGGTCGGTCTGGCACTCGGTTTCTACTTTGGCTGGCGCTATAACCGTGAGAAGATCAGAGCGGAAGCATTCAAGGAAAGCAAGGAAGAGATCGAGAAGCTGCGCGAGTCCTACGCGGTGAAAGAGAGGGCTGCGGCAGCGCGACAAAAACCGTCCGTCGAAGAGGTTGTCGAAGAGCGGGGATATTCGACCAACGTAACTCCGCCGCAAGCCGATGAAGTGATGGTCGAGACGCGCTTGAAGCCGCCGGTGCCGGTAGCTCCCGCGCGCCCGGCTCCTACATGTACGAATATGGTCGGTTGGGACTACGATACCGAGCTGTTGCTACGTGAAAATGGCGAGCCGTACGTCATCCATCAAGACGAGCGCTATGAGAAAGAGAATATGAACCAAGTCGTCTATACCTATTGGGCTGTCGACGACGTCCTGACCGACGAAGACAATCGTCCACTCCCGCATGCACAAGAGATTGTCGGCTTGAAGAATCTCAAATTCGGACATGGCACAGACGATGACGATGTCGTGTTCGTACGCAATGAGGATCTCGAGTTGGAAATGGAGATTTGTCGCACGCATCAGAGTTATGCCGAAGAGGTTCTCGGTCACGATCCACCCGATCAAGCAGAGACGAGCCTCGAGCACTCAACTCGGTCCAGACCACAAAAGCGAAGGAAGCGGAAGCGCTAGAAGCGAAGACCTATGAACAAGCTAGATTATGATTATTTCGATTGGCTAGTCGCACAAATCCATACTCCCGCTAACAACCGTACGTACAACGAACTATTTTCGCGTATGCACAATACCGAGTTTGTTTGGACGGTTCCGAATGACGACAATCGACTGCGTGATGGATTGGCACTCCGATCGGAGTTTCTCAACGGATCTCGTCGTCGTTTGGATGTTGTTGGCGTCTCGATTCTAGAAGTGTTGATAGCTCTCAGTCGCAGAGTTGCTTTCACTGCCGGTGGAGATGCCGAGCATTGGGCGTGGCGATTGATCAAGAATCTACGCCTGAACAAAGCTTATGATCCACTTACAGACGAGAAAGCACTAAAAGTCGACGATACTCTGTACGCGCTTATTTGGCGAACATATGCATCGAATGGTCGTGGAGGACTCTTTCCGCTAAAGCGTCCTAACTACGATCAAACCAAGCAAGAAATCTGGGATCAGATGAATGCTTATATTATCGAAGCGATAGAAGATTAGTTTCCCTTAGAACTTGGGAACGGAGAGTGGATGGACTTTTATCAGATCCGGACTAGAGAGACAAAAGATAAAGGATTAGAGCTTTACCCCGACTTTATCATTGGGAGATCTCAGGATCTGATGGTTCAAGGACGAATGTTTTGTGCAATTTGGGATGCAGCACGAGGTTTTTGGTCTCGGGACGAATACGACGTTCAACGTTTGGTCGACGAGGATCTAGAAGCAGAAGCCGAGAGACTACGAGCAGAGACGGGACTATCCTACAACGTACGTTATATGCGCTCGTTTCAAAGCAATTCCTGGGCGCAGTTCAAGAAATTCGTAGCTCATATCAGCGACAACAATCACCCACTCGATTCGAAAGTCGTCTTCGCCAATTCTCCGGTGCAGAAAAACGACTATGCGACCAAAGTGTTGCCATATGCTTTGGAGGGGGGTGATATCTCGGCTTGGGAGGAGCTCGTCGGAACGTTATATTCGGTCGAAGAACGAGCCAAAATCGAATGGGCTATCGGATCCATCGTGGCGGGAGACTCGAAGAAGATCCAAAAATTCTTCGTCTTCTATGGTCCTGCTGGATCCGGTAAGTCTACTATCCTGAACGTTTTGCACAAACTGTTCGAAGGTTATACAACTACATTTGACGGAAAAGCGTTAGGACGTTCGGACGGAACTTTTTCTACCGAAGCTTTCAAATATAACCCCCTGGTCGCTATTCAACATGACGGCGATTTGTCCAAATTGGAAGACAACACTCGGCTGAATTCGATTGTCTCGCACGAACAAATGCTGATGAACGAGAAGTACAAGCCGAGCTACACTGCCCGAGCCGAAGCGCTGTTATTCATCGGCTCGAATCAGCCGGTCAAGATTACTGATGCTAAATCGGGGATTATTCGTAGATTGATCGATATTCATCCGACGGGTATTCGAATACCGGTTCGACATTACAATACCTTGATCACTCAGATCGATTTCGAGTTGGGTGCAATTGCGGCCCATTGTCAGCATGTATATTTGGAAATGGGCAAGAATTACTACAATGGTTATCGACCGTTGGAGATGATGTTACAAACAGACGTCTTCTTCAACTTTATCGAAGCCTATTATGACGTGTTCAAAGCACAAAATTACACTACCTTGAAACAGGCCTACGGTTTGTACAAGGAGTTTTGCTCGGAAACGGGAATTGCCCAACCGCGTGCTCAATACCGGATACGCGAAGAACTACGTAATTATTTTGATGACTTCAAAGATCGAGGCGAAGTAAACGGTGAACGTGTTCGTAGTCTATATTTGGGATTCAACGCGGAGAAATTTAAGATTCCAAAGGAAAGTGACGATGACCTACCTGCGTTTTCTTTGGTCATGGATGAGACTGATTCGCTCCTCGATACGATTCTTGCTGACTGTCCGGCCCAGACGGCAACTAAAGATGGAGCGCCTGGTCGAAAATGGGAAAAAGTAACGACCAAGCTGTCAGATATTGACACTAGGCAATTACACTATGTGAAGATACCGGAAAATCATGTCGTAATCGATTTCGACTTGAAGGATATCAACGGCGATACGCGCTTGGAACGTAATCTCGAAGCCGCCAGTAGCTGGCCCGCGACCTATGCTGAGATCAGCAAGTCCGGTCAAGGCGTACATCTGCACTATATTTACGAAGGCAATACTGCGGAGCTGGCGGCGATATATTCAGAAGGAATCGAAATCAAGGTCTTTACCGGCGATGCTTCTTTACGTCGACGTTTAACACTCTGTAATGCGCTTCCAATCTCGCACATTAGTAGCGGACTTCCGCTCAAGCAGAAGAAGGAGACGATGCTTAAGGCTAAGACGATTACCAGCGAAAAGGGCCTTAGGGATCTAATCGAGCGGAACTTGCGTAAAGAGATCCATCCTGGCACCAAGCCTTCGATCGACTTCATCGCGCATATTCTTGCCGAAGCGCACAAAGACGGTTTGAAATACGACGTTACCGATTTGCGACCGCGAATCATCGCCTTTGCCAACAACAGTACTAATCAAGCGGTGACTTGTTTGAAAACTGTACAGACGATGCAGTTTCAATCCGAGTCCGAGCTCGAGGGCGATGTGGTGGTAAAGGTCGACGATGATCGGATGGTTATATTCGACATCGAAGTCTATCCCAATCTGTTTGTCATCTGTTGGAAATTCAAAGGTGCTGATGAAGTTGTTCGGATGATCAATCCTTCGCGAGAAGAAGTCGAGAATTTAACCAAGTTGAAATTAGTCGGTTTCTACAATCGTCGTTTCGACAATCATATTCTCTATGCTGCTGTCTTGGGTTACAGCGTCAAACAACTGTATGAACTGACACGTAAGATCGTAATCGAGAACAATCGCAACGCGTTCTTCGCCCAAGCATACAATCTTTCTTACGCCGATGTCTGGGATTTTAGCTCGATTAAGCAAAGCTTGAAAAAATTCGAGATCGATCTCGGCATCCACCATATGGAACTGGATCTTCCCTTGGACGAGCCGGTGGACGAAAAGGATTGGCCGCGAGTCGTCGAATACTGTGTCAACGATGTTCGAGCAACGGAAGCTGTGCTGGAAGATCGTTGGGAGGATTTCGTCGCACGGCAAATCCTGGCCGAGCTTAGCAGTTTGACTATCAACGATACGACACAGCGTCATGCGGCGAAGATCATATTTGAGAACGAGAGAAATCCACAACAATATTTCGTCTATACCGATCTAAGCGAAGAATTCAAGGGCTATCGTTTCGACGCTGGAAAAAGCTGGTATCGCGACGAAGATCCAGGAGAAGGAGGATACGTTTATGCGGAGCCCGGGATATACTCGAATGTGGCTCTCCTTGATATTGCTTCCATGCACCCGACTTCTATTGAGATCCTTAATCTCTTCGGCAATTACACGAAGAAATATTCCGAATTGAAGAACGCTCGCTTAGCGATCAAAGAACGAGCCTTTACTCGCGCACGAAAGATGTTCGACGGTCGTTTAGCCCCCTATCTCGAAAATGAAGATGGAGCAGACAAGCTGGCATATGCATTGAAGATTGTTATTAATATTGTCTATGGTTTGACTTCGGCGAAATTTCCGAATCCATTTCGTGACAATCGCAATAAAGATAATATCGTCGCCAAGCGTGGAGCTCTCTATATGATCGATTTGAAAAACGACTTGATCGAAAATGGTCATCGCGTTGTCCATATCAAAACCGATTCAGTCAAGATTCCAAACGCGACCCCAAAAGCTATTGGGTTTGTAAAGAAGCATGGGAAGCGTTATGGCTATGACTTCGAGCACGAGGTCACCTATGACAAACTTTGTCTAGTCAACGACGCGGTTTATATTGCTTGTAAGGATGGTAAGTGGACGGCGGTCGGATCGCAATTCCAGCACCCGTATATCTTCAAATCTCTGTTCTCGGGTGAAGAGATCGTTTTCGACGACTTTTGTGAGAGTAAGAACGTAATTCAAGGAACAATGTATCTCGACCGAGAGGAACGTAATAAAGATGAAACGTTCGATCATCGTACTATGCGGCATGTTGGGCGCACTGGCCGGTTTGTACCTGTCAAAGCCGGAGGCGGTACGCTCTATCGGGTCAAAGATGAAAAGCATTACGCCGTAGCTGGAACCAAAGGTTACAAATGGATCGAAGCCGAGCTGGCACTGACGATGCCGGAGCTCGAAATCGATATGTCCTATTTCGAGAAATTGAAGGATGAAGCGATCAAGACAATCGAGCAATTCGGTTCATTTGAGGAGCTTGTATCATGACTGTCGAGATCTTTTTAGTTAACGGCACCTATCAAGAACTGTTACTTATAGCTCAGAAAAAGAAGATCGATCCGGAAAAAATTCGTTTGGTTAATTGTGTCCGCGATATTCAAGGATTTCGAACTGGTGTAGTAATTCTCGGTCTTACCGGACCTAATAAAGACGTAGACGATATTTTCGCTTATATCAGAACTCATTGGACGATCGGAGAAACCGATGCCCGCGAAGGATAATACGGTCTTGATGGAGGGTGTGCGAATCATTTTCCGTAATTTCGCCGGTAAAGAAGGCCAATACAATCGAGAGGGTGATCGTAACTTTGCCGTCTTGCTCGATGACAAGACCGCCAACGCCATGGCCGCAGACAGCTGGAATGTCAAATGGCTGCGCCCTCGTAACGAAGACGAGGAAGAAGCTCCGCAGGCATATTTGCCAATCTCGGTCAATTTCAAAGGTCGTCCGCCACGAATTGTCTTGATCACCTCACGAGGACGTACCACTCTTGACGAGGATTCGGTCGAGATGCTCGATTGGGCCGATATTCTCAATGTCGACTTGATCGTGCGTCCGTACGAATGGACTGTCAATCAGAAGAGCGGAATCAAAGCCTATTTGCAGAGTATCTACGTGACAATCGAAGAAGATGCGTTGGAGCTGAAGTATTCCGATCTAGACATGGCATAAATGATCGAAGTTCTTATCACCGTGGTTGTAACCGCTATTGTGGTTCTAATTAGTGTCGCGTTTGGGTATTTTCTTGGCGCAATTCGAAATCGAAATGAATAGGGAGCTATGGAGAATACTAGTATTACCACCAAGTATGTCCGTAAGCCACTATTCGTAGATGCTGTTCAGGTAACTGAGCAAAATTTCGCCGACATCGCCCGTTGGTGCTTTGGTGAGGTCGGCAATATCGATGAATCGCCAGTGGACAGATCTGCTGATGTTCAGCCTACAAAACAGTACATTCATGTACGAGTGCACAATCCCAAGAATCCGAGGCAGACCAAAGCCTTCGTCGGGGACTGGATTCTCTATACAGAACGAGGGTACAAGGTCTACACGACCAAAGCTTTCCAAGCTAATTTCGACCTAGTCGACACTAATTAGACCCATTATGATTTTCGGATTACAAACCAGTGATTCGCTGCCCGAACAGTGGACGCCGTTGGAAGCGGTAGCGGTGCTCAAATGTTTGGACGAAGAAGGGCGCGTTACTTATTGCGTTCGTAGTACCGAGACCTTGACCGATATGGAGTGCTATGCAATGCTCGAGATGACGGCTCAAACACAGGCTCGAACAATCCTCGACGATTTCGAGGATGGATGAGTAAGCACTATCAAAAGATGAGCGGTAATTAATAAGGGGGTGAGATCGATGACAGAGCTGCCGTCGTTCGCCAAGGCGTCGATCCGCTTTTTCTCCACGGATCCATTCGGACGCAAGTTGACGATCCCCGAGTTCAAGCAGTTGACGGCGCAGGACAAACATGAGCTCAGTCAGATGCTCAATACCGTCCCCGGTTACGAGCACGAGCCGTACGTCGAAGCTTCGATTCGGTAAAATAGGTGTCGAGGTATGACCAAGCCCTAAGTTACGACTTTCTGTTATGAGAAGAAACTCGTAGCGTCCAAGACCGGAATACGGACCGGAGCGACACCTAATTTCAGTCTCCAGGTAACCCCATGGGTTGTTCTGCCTGGGCCAAATGGGGCTTGCTGACGAGAGACAAGGATGCCGATCAGGGGCTTGGTCAGGCATTGCAGTTAGACTGGAGACTGAGTAAAAAATTGCTCTAGGAGCAGGAGGGCTGATCACCCGAGGCGAGACTAGAGAGCACACGGTACGGACCCTTGAAGAGCCTGCTTTACGATGCACTGGGCTACGCGGTGTGCATATTTGTCCCCTATCAAGGAGTTTACACGTGCTCAAAGCAACTGTCCTAATCACAACGGCACTATCTTTGTTGATTAGTACGGAGGCTGACGCTAAACGAAATGTGGCAGCGGTTGCAAAACGTTGTCCCGGCCATGTGCAGGGCGTATATTACTATCGCGACATGACTCGAAAGTGGCAGCGAAAATTGAGCGTAACACCAACGCGCTCGAATTTCAACGCTTCGTTAGTGCGTTCGTGTAATTATACGGTTTGGGTCGCACACCGCTGGCAAAACCGGGCAAGCAAGTGGCACGTCAGATATACGGCATATTTGAAAACACAAACACCATCGAGATCAGGATACGCACCTTTGTGCAGCTCGTCGTGTGTTTCCTGTGAATCTGGTCACAATCCCAACGCCTGGAATAGTGCCGGATATTGGGGCTGGTATCAATTCGACTACGGCACATGGGTTGCACATGGAGGAATTCCTTCTCATTGGGGTAAGTCGAGTACTTCGTCGGGAGAGCAAACCGCAGTAGCCAGTCGTATTCGTTACGACGCTTGGCCTAACTGTTGAGCAGAGAGGGAGCTGTGGACAAACACGGATACATCTATATGGATGAAGCCGAGGAAATTCCCTCAGAAGATAGTACGCGCTTGGATGGATATCTTCGAGGTCGTGCTGAAGCCGATTTACAAAAACATCTCAATGCAATGCGCGAAAAAATGAAGTTGGTCGAAGATAATGCCCGCTAAGAGTCAACGTCAGCGGGCCTGGGCTTACGGGGTAAAAGGTAAGAGCTGGGCCAAAGCACATCATTTCAACAACAAAGGTAAACTGCCGAAAACAGCGCGCAAGAAGAAGTGATCGTCGACATATTCAAGTACAATCGCTATCGCTCGATCGAAGAGCGGCTTTGGTGCGCGGTCTTTTGGCTGGGAATTTTGCTGCTTGTCTTGTGGATCGAGCTCTGCGTTGCGATTGCAATTGCCAGATTATTGTTGATATTTCCGAACTAGGAGATCTAAGCGTGGGCGATACCGTAAAGCCGTATAGAGATCCGGTTCCTGGTCGCGGATCGATTGAACTTCGTCGTACGGCCGCGGGCGTATATTCTTGGGTGATCACGATTTGGACGGATGCGATTGTAACCGATGCGCATCTGCTTGGTATGATCGACTCGGTCGAGCGAGTAGATAGCGAGCTACGTAAACGATATCCTGAATCGGGATAGAGGTAATCGTGGATACGAGTCAATGTATCAACTGCAACAAACCGATTTACTATGGACCTCGAGTAAGCGCCCGTAAGGACAACGAGGGTGGACTGGAGCGCCCGGAAATCTTGTGGCGGCATGCCGATACAGAAGACAACAAATGCTCAATACGAGTGTTTGTAGCGACGCCGATTATGAATCGAGAGGAAACCGATCGGCAATAATTCTCCGGGACAGTCGATACCCGGAGTACGGACGGAGGAGAATTCTCTAGCGGCTACCCTCCCAAAGCTAGTCGTTAGAGATCTCCGTCCGCTACGAGAACTAATGCTATATTTTTTGAAAGGATTGCTTAATGGGTCGTTTTGAAGTACAAGGGATCGTTTCGGCTCAGACCGGCGAACCGTTGATTCAAATGCGCCAACTCGATAACAACGATAATTTGGAGTTCGGTTTCGAAATCCCACCATTGGAAGCACGCGAAATGGCGCAGATGATTCTCGAAGCGAGCATCAATGCTGTTTACGATGCCGCGTTGATTGCCTGGGCAAAAGAAAGTGATAACGAGGCGATGGGAGTAATGTTGGTTAATCTAATTCGTAGTTTTCGAGCCGATCGCTGGGGACTTCCTGATCGTCCGGAGGATTGGCGCAATGACCGAAGATCCTGATTGGTATGTGTCCGATATCCATTGCCGTCGGGCAATACAATATTTGTATAGCAGCTTGTTCGGCGAAGGATATTTGTCTTCACAATTGTCACACGCCCAATTACTGGATTTGTGGGCTGAAGCGTTAGAGCAGACACTGGCCGTAAATGAGGCGTCGCCGATTGGACCAGATCCGGAAGCGGCGCGAAAATTCGTCCTGACAAAGATCGAAGCGCGAGTAACGACGGTGGAAGAACGTGCCGACCAACTCGAGAACGCACTGATGATCTTGAGTAAATGGCTGATGTCGAACATGACCCATTACAACTGGCAGATTCACCGTCAAATCGAGAAGACTCTCTACGAAGCGAAAAAGGAGCCTGATGGCAGAGCCGAAGTTACAGATCGAGCAGCGCGTCGAGCAGATCGAGAAGACGATTGATAATTTGCTGCAATGGCTGGTCAAGGATTCGAAGATCGATTTCGATGGCGACGATTATCAGGAGCTTAGGGATATTCTAAATGGAACTGCTAAGACCGCATCAGAAGCTCGCCCTGACGCAACTACGTAACGGCCATATTCTCTGGGGCGGCGTCGGCTCGGGCAAGTCGCGAGTAGCGGCAGCCTATTACATCGAGCAAGAGCGTCCGCGTGATGTCTACGTGATCACGACGGCGATGAAGCGCGACTCGAAAGATTGGGTCGGTGAGTTCGCTCCGTTTGGAATCGGAACCGCTCGTAATGCGACGGTGAGTGGCTTGTTGACGGTCGACAGCTGGAACAACATCGCCAAGTATGCAGATATCTCCGGAGCATTCTTCATCTTCGACGAGCAACGCCTGGTCGGCTCGGGCAAGTGGGTGAAAACATTCTTGAAGATCGCCAAGCACAATCGCTGGATTCTCCTCTCGGCGACTCCGGGCGATACCTGGCTCGACTACGTACCGGTCTTCATCGCCAACGGCTTCTACAAGAATCGCACCCAATTCAAGCGCGAACACGTCGTCTATTCGTCGTTTACGAAATTCCCCAAAGTAGAGCGTTATCTGGGTGAAGGGCGCTTGATCCGACTGCGTAACTCGATCCTGGTCCCGATGCCGCACCCGAAGCTGACTACGCGCCATAGCATGACAATTCCGGTCGAGTGGAACGAGGCCTTGCTGCAAAGCGTAATCAAGAATCGCTGGCATATCTACCAAAATCGCCCGATTCGCGACATCGCCGAGCTGTTCGGGGTAATGCGCCGGGTGGTGAACAGCGATCCAGCCCGCGTCAGAGCCGTTGAGAGCCTCTTAGAGCAGCACAAAAAGTTGGTGGTATTCTATAACTTCAACTACGAATTGGAGGCTCTACGGGGCTTACAGCGCCTTACAGAGCTAGCTGAGTGGAATGGACACAAGCACGAACCGGTCCCGGAGGGCTCGGAATGGATTTATTTGGTCCAATACGTAGCCGGATCGGAAAGTTGGAACTGTGTCGAGACGAATACGATCGTTTTCTACTCCTTGACCTACTCGTACAAGAACTGGGAGCAGGCGCATGGACGGATCGATCGTCTGAACACTCCTTTTAGCGATTTGTACTACTATACGCTGCGTTCAAAGAGCGTAATCGATGCCGCAATCTGGCGCAGTTTGAAGGCCAAACAGAGCTTCAATGTGGCCAAATTTGAAATTAATTTGCTACAGGGGGGTGAAAAAGAGGGTAAAAATGGGTAAAAATCGGCCGTTTGTAAAGTGCAATTCGGACGGCAATTTTATGCTCAAATCGGACACTTTTTCGACTATTTTTCAGATTTGGGCAGAAACGGCAGCGGAGAAATTTGAACTGGTACGGACGACTATTTTGGGAAAAGGCCTGGTAATTACGGAAAAATTAGAGAAAAAGGTACGAAAAGAGCTGAAAATGTAGTATGGTCAAATTGCCCAAATATGCTTCAAAAAACTTTCCCTACGCGAGCAAACCTAATATCTAAAAGGAATTAGATATTAAGTGGGTAAATATAAAGACTTTTGCCTTCAATATTCTTGGCATCAATATCTAATCAAGGAGGAGAGACAAATTAAGACCATCCACAAGGTAGCGCCCTTTCTCAAGGTAGTTAAAAAAAAAAAAATAAAGGTGCGGAATGACCGATATTACGTTTCAATTAGAATTACTAGCTAGCGTCGAGGGTGTGCGACGTAGAATTCACGAATGTGAGGGTAAACATGTCCAGCAAGCGATGTACAGTACCTATATGGATACTTTGACCCAGATTTGCTTTACTTGTCGTAAAGTACGTAGTAATGTTATGTGGGAAGGTAATCGATCATGGACTCCGTCGTAGAGCTCTGGAAGCCGATTGAGCTGTTTCCAGATTATAGCGTAAGTAGTTGGGGAAGAATTCGTTCGAACAAGCGGGGCGAAGAAGGAAAGATCTTAGCGCTCTCTCCAAATCAGTATGGAGTTATGCAAGTCGGATTGATGCGAGACCAAATTCAGCATCATCGTTCGGTTCCGCTGCTGGTTGCCAAGGCCTTCTTACCCCCGTTTCAGAACAAGCGCCAGGATCGTAGGGCATTTGATACACCGATTAATCTAGATGGAAATCGTCGTAACAATTTGGTTACCAATCTTGCCTGGCGGCCACGCTGGTATGCAGTTAAGTACAATCGACAGTTTCGTTATCCATACGAGCATCCAATCTATCAACCGATTATCGATCTCGATACGGGAGAGGTAAGCAAGAATTCGCTTGAGTGTGCCAAACGTTATGGCCTGCTCGAGCAGGAAATTGTCTTGTCGATTTTGAATCGTACTTATACCTGGCCCACATATCAATATTTCAGTGTCGTAGTTAATTAGATATTGATTAGTGATAAGATCGCACGATATAATAGAAGAGTTAGGAACATCTGCTTTCTTTTTTCTGTCTATTATGTCGCAAAGGGTCGAAAGGAGGAGCATGGCTAACGAAATCGATCTTCAGCCGCAAGTTTTGAATCTAGCATTGTATGCTGGAGATGGTGTTGAATTTCGCTTGATTTGTACAGACAAAGCCGGTGCTCCCGTTGATGTTACCGGTACGGTGAAGGCGCAGATTCGATTAGATCGAATGACGCCGGATCCCGCAATTGTCGAGTTTACTGCCGGTATGGTCGACGCCTATCAAGGAATCGTCGTACTTACTTTGACTGGTGTTCAAACACAAACTCTGTCGGCGCATCCTTCTGCGGTAAAGGGAACTTTTGTCGGTGTCTGGGATGTACAGTGGGCACCAGCAGGTAAGCAACCGCGGACGTTGTGTCAAGGATCCGTGGAGTGTGTGTCTGATGTTACTAGATGATATTATCGTAACCATCGATCCAAAAGAGATTGTTGTTGTAGATGAGGTAAACGATATCGAGCTAGTGGGTGAATCGCATCCAGAAACAATTGTCGAGTTTGAATTTAATGTTGATCCGGTCGATGTGATTATTCGAGCCGAAGAAACGTCGATTACGGTTGAATCGCCACCCGATATTAAACTGGGAGTAAAGTCAGTTCCAGACGTGATTGTATTGGCGGCGGGTAATATCGGCAATCCTGGTCCTCCCGGTCCCGAAGGTCCACAAGGAGCAATGGGGCCACAGGGTAATCCCGGTCCTACGGGAGCAAAAGGCGAACAAGGTCTTGTTGGACCACAAGGAGAACAAGGGGCTGTAGGTCCTATGGGACCCGTTGGTCCGCCGGGAGCAGCTAATGCAGCATATACAAGTGTTTGGACTTGGACGACTAAAACGGCCGACGCCGCTACTAATGGTCAAATTGGTATTAATACTGGAAGCTGGGCAACTGCGACACAATTGAATCTGAATGAGAAAAATAATAATAACGCCGATACAACTAATTATCTAGCTAAAGTAGCAGTTGGCGATGAACTTTATGTTCAACAAAAAACTGACGCAACTCGTTGGGCCAAATATCGAGTTAACGTTTTACCTACCGATCAAGGGGCATGGTGGTCGTGGCCGGTTACATTTATCGAGGGCAATGGGAATCCTCCTAATGGTAATGCCGAGACAATTTTTACCATTCTGATTCAGGGCGCTCAAGTTGAAGAATGGTTGAATGGGAGTGGAGCTCCAGCAGGATCATTGGGTAAAATCGGCGATATGTATCTCGATATGGCTACAGGTAATGTTTATGAAAAAACCGCTATTTCGACTTGGACTCTACGTGGGAATATTAAGGGTCCGACTGGAGCAACGGGTCAAGCAGAGGCGTGGTGGTCCGCTGTGGGTGCGCCTGCCGCGGGTACAGGTGTTGTTGGCGATTGGTATTTGAATACAACTAATGGTGATGTTTACGAAAAAACAGCTACTTCGACTTGGACTCTACGTGGGAATATTAAGGGTCCAATCGGTGACACTGGTGCTACAGGAGCACAGGGCGCAACTGGCGTAGGTGTTCCGACTCCGGTTATAAATGGACAATGGATTAAAGGTTCCGGTGGAGCGGCAATTTGGTCGGCAATTGCACAAGCAGATTTGCCTACGAATTTTCGTGCTGACGCATTAACGATTACCGATTGGAATACGGCAAACACAAACGGTTGGTATACAGGTATAGCGGCGACCAATGGACCGAGTACGACGATTTCCGGTGCAGCAACATATTTAGTTGGATTGGTCAAACGAGCTGCGGGTAATTATTTCGTACAAACGGTGTGGGATTATGCTCAAGGTACGCAAAATGGTCAAATTCGTACTTATCAACGACGTATTATGGGTGCGGGTCTTTGGTCTCCATGGGAGCAAATTTGGCCAATAGCCTATGCTACGTCTTTACCAGCTGCACCGTATGATGGACAAGAGGCAATTCTTGTTGATTCACTTACCGCTCCAACTTATCAATGGCGATTTCGTTATAATGCTGGTTCAACTTCGACGTATAAGTGGGAATTTATTGGCGGCGCCCCATTAGTCAATCAACCAGGTGGAACGCAGGCCATTACGATTAGTTCGGCATATCAAACATTTGGACCAACAATTACTGTTTTACGATCTGGTATTTATGTGGTTGATATTACTACCGTTGCTTATTCTGGTCCAATTAATGCTCATATTACGTATTTAACTCCTTTTGCTGGTGCGACTCCAATTGGTGAACAACTTATATTCGCTGGACCAGGTAGTGCTAATACTTGGACATTTCAAGTATGCGGACGTTCTATTATTATGCTTACTAGTGGAAATATTATAGGTTTTGGAACGAAATCGGATCAAGCAAATAACTGGACTTTTGCAGATCGTGCTCTTTCTCTTACTCCGGTAAAAGTATCATGAGTAATATTTTATCCGTACGAGTTAAACCGTTTGAAGGTTGGCAAGAGTTAGTATTTACGGTAAGGAGGATACATGAACGTAATGGTTAGTATTATTCTTACTCCTGATGATACGCTGGATATGAGTGCTGATGAAATTGCGACAGTTGTACTAGAGAGTCTAAATGCTGATCCAGCTAAGGATACGGTAGTGAGTTCGATTCAAACACAGCCAGAATCGGGTTCGGCAGGTGCGAGTCCTGGTCTGCCGCCAGAATGATCGAGAATAAATATCAGGCAAGATTAATCAAGAAATTAGAATGCATGTTTCCAGGTTGTATGATCTTGAAATCGGATTCATCGTATCGACAAGGTATTCCAGATTTGGTTATTTTGTGGCAGAATTATTGGGCATCGTTAGAAGTCAAGCCGGGTTCAATGTATTCTACTCAGCCAAATCAAGATTACTATATTCAACAGTTGAATGAAATGTCGTTTGCTGCCTATATTTATCCAGAAAACGAAGAGGAGGTTTTGAGTGCGCTTCAACAAGCATTTAAACCTCCAAGGGGAGCATGCGTTTCTTAGTCCAAGTCAGTATCATTGGATTCATTATACGCGTGATCGTCTTCTCGAACGTTGGACGGCAGCGCAGGCGGCGGATTATGGAACGTTACAACACGCCTATGCGCATCGAGAAATTTTAGCTGCTCGACAATCGGATCTGGTGGGTACGATTGGGTTGTATATCAACGATGCGATTCGTTATCGAATGAATTGCGAACAGGTTCTCTATTACTCTGAGAATTGTTTTGGTACCGCGGATACCATTTGTTTTCGATATAATACGCTCCGAATTCATGATTTGAAAACCGGTGTCTATCCTGGTTCAGTTCATCAACTTGAGGTTTATGCTGCACTATTTTGTCTCGAATATGATAAAAATCCGTTTGATATCAAAATTGAGTTGCGCATTTACCAAGATAATGAAGTTTCAATTTTTGATGCTGATCCGGAAGACATTCAATTTATCATGGATAAGATTTTGGAATTCGACAAGATAATCGGACATCGAAGATTGGAGGAGGAGTCGTGATTTGGGAAGATGAAGAATGGGCGGATGTGGTAGGTTTACCGCGTTATTCTGTGTCTTCCTTTGGTCGGGTGTTCGATTTTAAAAGAGAACGGTGTTTAATTCAAACTCCAGATCGAGTTGGATATTTACGAGTTAAACTGTGGTTTGGAGATATTCGAAAGACGGTTAGTGTTCATAGACTTGTAGCGTTTGCTTTTTTAGAATTTAAAAGTGAAGATTTTGAAGTAAATCATATAGATGGAGATAAAACATATAATTATATTTCAAATTTAGAGTTTGTAACACGATCAGAACAAATGCGACACGCTTATGAAAACGAATTGATTGATGTTCCTGGACGAACTCCAATTGTTTGTATTGAGTTGAATACGGAATATAAATCTATTCGAGAAGCTGCTAGAATTTTAAATATTCACGATCATAAATGTATTACAAGAGTTCTCGATAATCCAAATAAATCAACTCATGGTTTTCATTTTAAAACTAAGGGGGTGATGCCATGATCCGAACGACAGAACAACATCTAGCTCATTACGGAATTTTGCGTCGTTCTGGTCGTTATTTATCCTTGGGGATCGGGTGGTACACAAAATAAACGTAATCGTGATTTTCTCGATTATATCAATCTGCATCGCAAAGAGGGAATGTCGGATGCCGAGATTGCTCGCGATCTAGGTATTACTAGAAATGAGCTAACTGCCAGTCGTTCGATCGCGCTTGCACAACAGAAGCAAACTAAGCAGCTTACCGCGCAACGCTTGAAGGAAAAAGGTTGGTCAAATGTTGAGATCGGTAAGCGTATGGGTCTCAACGAATCGTCGGTTCGGTCTCTGCTTGCTCCGGGTGAGAAAGATAAAGCCTCTGCTGCCGAGACGACGGCCAATATGCTTAGAGATCAGTTGGCTAAGAAACCGATGATCGACGTCGGCAAAGGTGTTGAGGCACAGCTTGGTGTTACGCGAACACGACTGGACGTAGCGGTTGCACATTTGAAAGAAGAAGGATATGTCGTTCACCCGATTAAGATTCAACAAATCGGTACCGGTAAGTTTACGACAATGAACGTGTTGGCTCCGCCAGGTACAACCAAGTCGTATGTGCAGCAGAATCGAGATAAGATTTTTCAAATCAACGAATATTCGATCGATCAAGGGCGGAGTTTCTTCGGAGTTCAACCGCCGCTTCCGGTCAGTTCAAGAAGAGTGAAAGTTAATTGGGCAGAGACTGGTGGCGATAAGCTTGATGGCGTTATCTATCTTCGTCCGGGTGTAAAAGATTTGCATATGGGATCTGATCGCTATGGTCAGGTTCGAATCAATATCGACGGTACGCATTATATCAAGGGTATGGCGTTGTACAAAGATGATTTACCTAAGGGTACGGATATTATCGTCAATACGAACAAGCCAAATACGGGACGTAAGAAAGACGCGATGAAGGAATTGGAACCGGATTCTGAGCTTCCGTTTGGTGCGCTTGTTCGTCAGTACCATAATCCAGCTACGGGTAAAGTTTCGTCGGCAGTTAATATTGTCGGTACTAAAGAAGGATCTGGTGTAGAGGGTTCATGGGATAAATGGTCGCGTACTCTTTCGTCACAGATGTTGTCGAAACAAAGTCCAGAATTAGCCAAGCAGCAATTGGATGTAACGTTTGAGCGTCGGAAAAGAGAGTATGATGAGATTAGTTCACTTACGAATTCAACCGTTCGTAAGGAACTTCTCAATCGTTTTGCCGATGCGACCGATTCAGCGGCCGTACATTTGAAGGCGGCTAATCTACCAAGACAGGCAACTAAAGTTTTGTTGCCGATTACTTCGGTGAAAGATAACGAAGTTTATGCACCGGGCATGCGTCATGGTGAACGAGTAGTTCTGATTCGTTTTCCGCATGGTGGAAAGTTTGAGATTCCGGAATTGACGGTAAACAACAATAATCGAGAAGCACGCAAGATTATCGGTACCAATGCTGTTGATGCTATTGGTATTAATCATCGTACGGCACAACACCTGTCGGGTGCGGATTTCGATGGTGATACGGTACTTGTGATTCCAAATAGACGTCGAACGGTAAAGAGTGAATCTGCACTCGAGGAATTGAAGTCTTTCGATCCGATGACGTACAAGATTCCGGATAATTCTCCGATCGCGCGTATTAGTTCACGGCGAATGCAAACGGAGATGGGTAAGGTCAGTAACCTAATCACCGACATGACGATCAAGGGCGCACCTAATGAGGACATTGCTAAAGCAGTGCGGCATTCAATGGTGGTCATTGATTCGGAAAAGCATGGGCTTGACTATCGGCAATCAGAAATCGACAACAGTATTCGTTCTTTGAAGGAGAAGTATCAGGGTAGTAAAACTGCGGGCGCACAAACAATTGTTAGTAGAAAGAAAAGTACGAAGTGGATTCCGGAAAGAATGGAACGTCCACAATCAAGAGGCGGTCCAGTTGATCCGGTTACCGGTAAGCGAGTTTATGTAGAGACAGGAAGAATACGACCAGAACGTAAGCCTGTGACGGATCCAGTTACGGGGAAGAAGACATACCAACCTACGGGACGTATGGTTCCACATCAGCAAGAGATCCCGAAGTTGGCTTTGACTGACGATCCGTATACACTGGTCTCGAGAAATCCCGCACCGATGGAATTGCTATACGCAGAACATTCAGCCAGACTCAAGGCAATGGCCAACGATGCGCGTAAACAGGCGCTACAAACGAAGGGTATAAAAAGATCCCCCTCCGCTGCGAAAGTGTATGCTCCCGAAGTGGAGTCGCTTACTCAGAAGTTGAATACCGCCAAGAAGAATGCTCCTCGTGAAAGACAGGCCCAGCTCGTAGCAAACCTCCAGGTCTCACAAAGACGGCAGGCTAATCCGCACCTCGAGAAGGAAGAAATTACAAAGATCAAGAATCAAGCATTGAATGTAGCTCGTAATAGAACAGGAGCTAAGAAAGACAAAATCCATGTTACTGAGCGTGAGTGGGAAGCTATTCAAGCTAATGCGATTAGCGATACCAAGTTGAAAGAGATCATTACTAATAGTGATCTTGATACGGTCAGGTTCCTTGCATTACCTAAGCATACGCCTAAGATGACCTCCTCTAAGAGAGTTCGTGCTCAGTCTATGTTGCAGAATGGCTACACTCAACAAGATGTAGCGGATGCGTTGGGTGTATCCTTGACCACACTCAAGGTTAGTCTTAGCGAGTAGGTGATCATGACTGATAATACGGAACCTACTGAGCACATGTTAACAACGGTTGACAATCCATTCAATCCTTTCACTGAATTTGATCAATGGTTAACATATGACATTCAGATGGGTTATAATACCGCCTCTTTCTTAGATAGAATTGCAAAGGTTTCACCGGACACGTCCGAGCCGGATCAAGCATTAGCGATTGAGGATGCGATTGACGAGATTGTTAATGAGAATGTGTCAGGAATGTGGAAGAAAGTTTCGAGAAGTTCTTTTGATACTATTCCCGAATGATCTGGCATATACCCATCACGCCTCGCCAAGGCATGGATGGTAAGTAAATAATAGATTAATTAATAAATTGTTTTTATACCGTTCGGTCATGCAGGGCATAAAATGTCTATAAGAAAGTATAAATTATTTTTGGAAAAGGAAATAAAAATTTCTAATTTGGAAAAATTTTTCCAAAAAATTTTGGGGGACTCAACGATAGGGGGAGGGGGTTAAAAAAATTTATACCCCCCTCTGCATCGCCCGGCTCCTCAAAAATTCCCCGGGGGAAAATTTCCCTGAAAGTTTTTGTTTTAACGGGGTTTAAAGTAGCTCGAAAGAAGTCCGAACTCAGTTGAAAACGAAAGGAGGTGTCGTGCCAGCGAGGAAAAGACGATTGGAAGTTGTTCCAACTCGTCGTAAACCTGCGACAACTCCTGAGGGTCGTGAGCGTGAGATGGTTTCTGCCGCAATTGACCTTGCTGAACAGCAGATCCAGAACGGAACGGCGTCCTCACAAGTTATAACCCACTTCTTGAAGCTCGGTTCGAGTCGTGAACAGCTTGAACAGCAGAGACTCGAGCACGAGAACGAATTGACACGGGTGAAGATTGAGGCTCTCGAGTCTCAGAAGCGGGTGGAGGAGCTGTACATGGAGGCGCTGACAGCAATGCGTTCATATGCGGGAGATCTATCGGCTCCTGAGTCAGATGGCGAGAATTAGAACTTATTCCGAGCTGCGGCAATTAGAAACATTTGAAGAACGTTATCATTATTTGGAATTGAAGGGAGTTCTCGGTCAAGCTACATTTGGCTTCGATCGTTGGATTAATCAACGTTTTTACCGCTCGCCGGAATGGAAGTATGTTCGAAATCGAGTTATAATTCGTGACAACGGTTGTGATTTGGGTATTCTTGGTTTTGAAATTTTCTCCGGTTTGATAATCCATCATATGAATCCGTTGACAGTGAACGATTTGAAAATTGGCGATGAGCGAATTATCAATCCAAATTTTCTCATAACCACTTCGCTACAAACTCATAACGCCATTCACTATGGTGATCAAAACTTACTTCCTAGAGGTCCAATTGTTAGAGAGGCGGGTGATACAACCCTCTGGTGAAAGGAATATATGGCTAATCCAGTTGAGATTGCCAAGAATCGCCCAGCAGAAACGGCAATGCCAATCGCGACCGTACTGGCAGCGTTGCTGGCAAGACTTAGCGGTATCGAAGATACGGATACGATTCTTTACTTGGCTTTAGCTCTGTCTTTTGTACCTGCAGCAGTAACCTGGACTGTCGAGCTAGTAAAGCGAAAGCCGGATGAGAAATGAAATCTTTAATCTTCTCGCACTTGATCATCCCGATTGGACAATTCCCTGGGCGGGATTAGGCGCTTTACTGCTAGGTTCCGGCAGTTTACTTACAGGAATTGCCGCCATAATCACGGCGAGGAACAGGGGGCGCGATGAGCAAACAACTCGTTCTGCTGTTCTCGAGTCTGACGATGATGGGAGGAGCAGGATTTCTGACAGCGACAGCGATGAGTCAGGATAGCGGACCGACTCGAACTGTGACGATTGATATTGCTACCGGACCACAAGGACCCGCTGGCGAGACAGGTCCGAAAGGCGATCAGGGACCAGCGGGAGAAACGGGTCCGAAAGGCGATCAGGGACCAGCGGGAGAAACGGGTCCAAAAGGCGAGCAAGGGCTTCCAGGCCCGCAAGGACCTCCGGGAGAAAGTGGTGGCGGTCCTTGTAGCGGAGCTCCGCCGGGTTACGAGCCGGGAATCTTGCAAATTAATCATCCGGGTGGGCATGTAAAGATTTTCACATGTCTGGAGCCGAAATGAGAGGATGGTTAAATGGCGGAATGGTATTCTAAAGACTATCCGGGCGGACCAATGGTTGCAGTTAAGGGATTTCCAAGACCGGTGTATTCGCCCGATGCTGCTCCTGCTTATAAACCATCGGTAGACGGCTCGGATATCGAAGCGTATAAGCGTACGGTCAGTCGTGGCGGACGTTGGAAATGGCAGGCGTTTGATCAGGCGTTTAGCAACGCTTTTTCACACGGAAAAGGTCCAAATGTCGTCGATACCGGTGTTGCCGGAGTGCAACGACAGCAAGGGATTCAAGCAACGGGCTATATTGGTCAGGAAACGTTTAACTTGTTGCGTTCGATTATCATTCCCGAAGGTCTTCCCAATGCCGGTCAATATGCGATGGACGCTCGATCGGTTGAGTTGATCAATGCTGCGTATGATCGTTTCAAAGGCAAAGAACCGGACGATAAGCCATCTACATCGGCACAAGCGCGTTTGAACAAAGCTAAGACTCAGTTGGGTAAAAAAGAATCACCGATGCGGTCGAATATGCAAGAGTATGGCGAGTGGTATGGAATGAATGGTGTGCCTTGGTGTGCGATTTTTGCCACTTGGAGTGATCAATTAGGAGCCAAACCGAGTAAGAGTTTTGTTCGAAGTAGTAGATATTCCTATGTTCCTTCTATTCTCAACGATGCGCGCATGGGTCGTCATGGTCTATCGTTGACTAGCTCGCCGAAACCAGGAGATCTGGTTTGTTATGATTGGGGATCAGATGGAGAATACGATCATATTGGAATAGTGCTTAGTACGCCGAACAGTTCTGGGGTTTTCGAGGCGATTGAAGGAAATACCTCGACTTCTAATGATTCGAACGGTGGTCAGGTTATGCAACGTACGAGAAATCGTTTTAATCAACGAACGGTATTTGTCCGAGTAGAGGAATGAAAGGAAGACATGACTGAGACTCAGCCCGAGCCGATGACAGTTCCCGATCCTGATGTTTCAGATGTTCCTGGAGTGCCTGAGGCACCGGATACGTCTCCGCCGGAAGAGAATGGTGAGGATGAAGGCGAGTCCGACACTGGTTCGCGTTATGACGGAGGAGAGATTCCGCGTTAATTAAAACAAAAAGCAGGTGAAGAGATGGAACAAAGTATTCTCACTAGTACAAAAAAAATTCTAGGGATTGCTGAAGATTATACCGTATTTGACCTCGATATCATCACTCATATCAATACCGCGTTCTCCACTCTCACCCAGTTGGGGGTTGGACCAGTAAATGGGTTTATGATCGAAGATGAAACGGCCGTTTGGTCGGATTTTATTACTGATTATCCAGCGGGGAGTTATGATACTCCAACCGGCAATGATCTTCAGTACAATTCGGTTAGAACATACGTTTTTCTCAAGGTACGACAGCTTTTCGACCCTCCAACGACGTCGTATTTAATTACAGCTGTTAATGATCAAATCAAAGAGCTAGAGTGGCGTTTGAATGTGCATCGCGAAGAAACTCGATGGGTTGATCCTGATCCTTATTCCGAAGATTCGAATGCAATCGAGGATGCCGCATATTTCTCCAACATGCGTTCGTGGAGACGCTGGGTGGATAATGGTACTCGAGAAACCCGTCGAGGACTGAAAGGTTAAATAGGAGGAGACTATGGCGGTCATCGACGTAGGACCACCTAAAGTCGACTTGCTTCGTATTCGTGCCGGTGATCGGAATTTAATTACGGTAACGCTTACTCAGAATGGTCAACCGTTTGATCTATCTGGGCTGACTGTCGAAGCACAGGCACGACTTACACCTAATGATTCAACAATTGCGGTTGAGGCCGTTATCAATATTCTTAATGCTGAAGAAGGACAATTCGAGATGCGTTGGCCTGGCGATGATGTACGAACTTTATTGGATAATCAAAAAGGTTGGTTCGGTGTTTGGGATCTTCAGGTTGGTAACGGTTTTGATCCACAAACCTTGATGGCTGGAATCTTTACGATTGAACCGGATGTAACGAGATGAGTACAAATATGGAAGTAAATACGAGTACACAAAACGTTGAGGTTAGCCAATCGCCTATTGAAATAACGGTTGACGTTCCGGCAGCTCCGGATATTGTAGTTGGAATGCCGGGACCAACCGGTCCTCCAGGTCCGCCGGGTTCAGAGGGTCCTCCAGGTCCGCCGGGAACTAGTGGAATTCCATTAGGGGGAGAGGCTCAACAAAGTTTGGCAAAAGCAAGCGCGAATGATTATGATGTTTTTTGGATGGATGTTGAGAATATTAGCTATAGAGGTAATTGGATAGACACATCATATAAAAATGGCGATATTGTTGTATACAATAATATTGTTTATATATGTGTTCGTCCTACTAATAATCCACCAATAGCATGGCCGGTGATGCCATAAATGAGTATTGAATATGATGATATAGTTAAGAATGATGGTGCACGCCATTTCTGGACTCTTGAACATGGAAACCTTCAAGATCAAATTGCTAATGGTTTGTATATGGTACAGATTGGAAGCGGTATGATTCCTGTGGATTCACCGTTTGGTCCGGGTACAGGAATCAAATTTGTAGAAACAGGTATAACAACACAGTATCCCTCTCTGGTTGTACCAGAATTTGATTGGTCATTCGATTGTTGGGTCAGAATGCCAAATCCTGGTACCGATACGGGTTGGGATACAATACTATGTTTTGGTACTCATGGGTGGCAGATTCGATCAGCTAGTGTTTTTAATGGAAAAATCTCAGTTGCAGTCTCTGCAATAGAAGCAGTCGGCGAGACGATAGATAATGTTCTTGGAGATATGTTGTGGCATCATCTTATGGTTACAAAAAATACAAATGTTGAATTTAAACTCTATATCGACGGAGTACTCGATTCGACATTTGCTTATACGGGTAATGCCGTAATCAATGAATATGTGGGTACGCATGTTGCGAATGCTGATTTGCCATCGCTTGAATTGGCGCGAATAGCATTATATCCCACTGTATTACAAGATAGTGACGCTATTGCTCATGCTACCGCTCAAACAATTGATCTTGTACCCGATCCGATGACAACGGACTGGGTTCCGATTTGGAATTTAAAGCAATCATGATTTATCAAACCAATTGAGAGTGGTGAGTAGATAATGGGAGTAGAAGGGCTAGACAAAGCCGTTTCCGATGCAGTGGATGAAACAGAAACGACCGAACGCGAAGACCCCGTGGCTAAGCATGAACGTCAGAACAATGAGCGAGAAGAAGCAAGAAAAGCTCGTTCTGAACGACTGGGACACGAGTTGTTCGAGGAAGTCGAAGTAGAAGTAAAGGAAGAGAAGCCGGTTGCCAAGAAAACGGTGAATAAGAAATCATCGGAATCGGAGGATTAAGGAAGGGGTATTATGCCCGACCTCGTTATTGTAGCGATTCCGTCCGAAGACGACTATATTTACAAGATCTCGAGTGAAGAAATTCCACATTTGACATTGTTATTTCTAGGCGAATCGAAACAAGTTAAGAATTTTAGTGCGATTGCCGATTTTGTCAAACACGCAAGTAAACTAAGTCTTACTCGTTTTGGCCTAGAAGTGGAACGTCGTGGAGAATTGGGCGAAGAGCAAGCAGATGTACTCTTCTTCGCCAAGCGCTGGAACGATTACGAAATGATACGAGATTTTCGATCGTATTTGCTTAAAAACAACGATATTCGTACTGCCTATGATTCGATCGAGCAATTTCCCGAGTGGGTTCCACACATCACGTTGGGCTATGCGGATGCCCCGGCCAAGGAAGATAAGCGCGATTATCCCGGAATCAATTATGTGTCGTTTGATAAAGTTGCGCTTTGGTTTGCCGATTTCGAGGGTATAGAATTCCCTTTGAAAGCTTACGAAGGGGATGAGACGGTAGAGATGAGCAATCTTATGGAAAAGGTTCTTACTCATCACGGCGTCAAGGGGATGAAGTGGGGTGTTCGACGCAAAGCAACCGTTGGTCCGCAAGAAGTAATCGTCAGCGATCGTAGAAAGAAGCTTAAAACATCTGGTGGAGCAGGACATCCGGCACATTCCGATGCCGTCAGTGCGCGTACGTTGGGACAAAGAGGAAAGAAGAGTGGTCTCAAATCTTTGTCTAATAAAGAACTGACTGACTACGCAAAGCGATTGCAGTTGGAACAAAACGTCAAGCGACTTAATTACAACGATATGAACCCAGGTAAGAAATTTGTCGCCGGTCTTCTCGGTCAAACGGGAAAGAATACGGTTCAAAATGCTGCTAATGATGTTGCCGGTCAGCAAGTCAAGAAACGATTGGCAAAGATCGCAATTCTAGCTGCATGAACGAGACGGTGATCGTGTTTATTGTTGTGATAATTCTTCTATTTGTCTTAGCGTGGGCTATGAGGCGCGATAGTTAGGAAGGAGGGTTGGCATGAGCCTGTCTAATACGGCGATACCGATTTATTACGGTCGGTTTCGCGAGGCAGTTCTCCGAAGTGAGATTCCGGTTAATCGAGAGATCTCAATGGAGATGAATCGTATTGATTCGCTCATCGCTAACCCCAACATCTATTATGACGATCAAGCAGTCGAGGGATTTATTCGTTATTGCGAAGGTGAGCTGACTTTAACCGACGGTTCCGATCTTCATCTGCTGGAATCGTTTAAACTATGGGCCGAGCAAATCTTCGGTTGGTATTATTTCGTTGAACGAAGCGTCTATGTGCCGACGAAAGAAAATCACGGCGGGCACTACGAGAAACGATTGATCAAGAAACGGTTAACGCTCAAACAATACTTGATTGTCGCTCGCGGGGCAGCCAAGTCGATGTATGCGTTTTTAATCCATAGCTATTTTCTCAATGTCGATACTTCGACGACGCATCAGATCAACACGGCGCCGACGATGAAGCAGGCCGAAGAAGTTTTGTCACCATTCCGTACTTCGATCACGCGCTCGCGCGGACCGTTGTTCAAGTTCTTAACTGAGGGCTCGTTGCAGAATACAACCGGTTCGAGAGCTCTTCGAGTCAAATTGGCTTCGACGAAGAAAGGGATCGAGAATTTTCTTACCGGCTCGATACTCGAGATTCGCCCAATGGCAATCAACAAGCTGCAAGGTTTACGTCCGAAGATTTCTACGGTCGACGAGTGGTTGTCCGGCGATCTGCGAGAGGATGTTGTTGGAGCAATCGAGCAGGGCGCATCGAAATTAGAAGACTATTTAATTGTTGCCATTAGCTCGGAAGGAACTGTTCGTGCAGGTTCTGGTGACACAATCAAAATGGAGTTAGCGGACATCCTTAAGGGTGAGTACTTAGCACCGCACGTTTCGATCTGGCATTACAAGCTAGACGAAATCGAGGAAGTTGCTGATCCGGGAATGTGGGTGAAGGCAAATCCAAATTTAGGAGCAACGGTTTCCTATGAAACCTATCAACTCGATGTCGAACGAGCTGAAAAAGCTCCAGCATCCCGAAACGATATTCTTGCGAAGCGTTTTGGGATTCCCATGGAGGGTTATACCTATTTCTTCACGTACGAAGAGACCCTACCTCATCGTCAGCGAGAATTCTGGCAGATGCCTTGTTCTCTCGGAGCCGATCTTTCTCAGGGCGACGATTTCTGCGCATTCACCTTTATATTTCCATTGGGAAGAGAGAAATACGGTATAAAAACGCGTAGTTATATCACCGAGCTCACGTTGTTCAAACTTCCAGCGGCAATGCGACAGAAGTATGAGGAGTTCGTCAACGAAGGAAGCCTTTATGTAATGCCGGGAAATATTCTCGATATGATGGAGGTTTACGATGATCTCGATCGGTTTATTCAGACGTCTGAATACGATGTTCGGGCGCTGGGCTACGATCCATACAATGCGCGCGAATTCGTAGCTCGTTGGGAAGGAGAAAACGGACCGTTTGGAATCGAGAAGGTAATTCAAGGAGCTAAAACAGAATCGGTTCCTCTCGGTGAGATCAAGATTATGGCCGGAGAACGTTTGCTGATCTTCGATCAATCGTTGATGTCGTTTGCGATGGGTAATGCGATTACGTTGGAGGATACGAATGGTAATCGCAAGCTCTTAAAGCGACGACAAGAAGAGAAAATCGACAATGTTTCAGCTCTTTTAGACGCCTGGGTCGCATATAAGCTTAACAAGGAGGCGTTTGAGTAATGAATAAAACCTTTGGCGTAAGTGAAATTGCGTTAGTTGCAATTGCGGTTATTCTTATTGTTGCGTTATTTAATGGGTGGGGCTAGATAATCCGAGCAAAATTGGGAAAGGAGGTGAGAAGTGCCGCGATTTGGGAATACGTTAAGACACGCTTGGAATGTGTTCTCGAATCAAGAATACCGATTCAAAGCGCAGCCGGTTGGTTATGGAACAGGTCGTCCAGATCGTGTACGGCTTAGAATTCCCAATGAACGCTCCCTCATCTCTTCGATTTATACACGTTTGAGCATTGATGTCGCTTCGATTGATATGCGTCATGTAAGAAATGACGATCAAAATAGATATATTTCCGATATTGACAGTGGTCTTAATAACTGTTTAACTGTCGAAGCCAATATTGATCAAGCTGCGCGCGCGTTTAGACAAGATGTGGCGATGACGCTCTTTGACAGAGGCGTTGCAGCGCTTGTTCCTGTTGATACTTCGATTAATCCGCAGCAAAGTGGCGGCTTCGATATTTTGACGTTGCGTGTCGGCGAGATTATCACTTGGTATCCACAGCATGTGCGAATTAACTTGTACAATGAGGCTACAGGTCAGCGCGAAGAGATTACATTGCAGAAATCTGCGGTAGCGATTGTCGAGAATCCGTTGTATTCGGTGATGAACGAACCAAACTCGACTCTTCAGCGCTTGCTTCATAAACTTAATCTTTTGGATTCGATTGATAATCAAGCCGCTTCGAAACAACTTGATCTGATTATTCAGCTTCCATATGTGATCAAGTCCGAAGCGCGCAGAGAACAAGCCGAACAACGGCGTAAAGATATCGAGTTTCAGCTTAGTAATAGTACTTACGGTATTGCCTATACTGACGGAACGGAAAAGATTACCCAGTTGAATCGTCCGGCTGAGAGCAATCTCATGGGTCAGATTGAGTATTTAACGACGATGCTTTATGGTCAGCTGGGTCTAACCGAAGAAGTCATGAATGGCACTGCCGATGAAAAAGCGATGCTGAATTATTGGAATCGTACGATCGAGCCGATTCTTACTGCAATCGTAGAGGCAATGCGACGTTCCTTCCTGACCAAGACCGCTCGGACGCAAAAACAAACGGTTCAATTCTTCCGCGATCCATTTCGTTTGGTTCCGATTGAGAATATTGCCGAAATTGCTGATAAATTTACTCGTAATGAGATCATGTCGTCGAACGAGATGCGACAGGTTGTTGGCCTGGCTCCTCATCCAGATCCTAAGGCCGATCAATTGATTAACAGCAACATGCCGCAAGGTAGTCCGACGCCAACTGGAGTTGTACCGGCAGATAGTGGAGGAATGAGCGATCTTGAGAGTTCTCTTGATGAGATCAATTCGCTTATTGATGAGGCCTTTTCGGGAGTGACGAATAATGAAGCTTCCTGACGGCAGCGTTCTTATGCATAGATCTGCTCCTTATGATCCGGTTAAAGCGCATGAGTATTATATACGTACACGCAAGCTAAAAGGTCGTAAAGCTAATGTGGCTTTGCCGGTTACGGTACCGACTACGAGTAAAAGGTCTAAATCCTTCCAAGTTAATTTAGGCGGCAAGTCGGTTAAGCTTAGCGAGAAACAATTGGCGGAGCAAAAAGCTGCTGTAGAGAAAAGCATTAACGAAATTAAGAAAAATTTAGCCAAGCTGGGCGATAAACTTAAAGAAGCGATGGCCGACGCTAAAGCAAAGCAGGCAACATCAAGAAGAAACGCCAATAAGAAACCAACCGCTGCCGAAAAGTCGGAAGCAGCTAGAGAATCTAAAAAGTATAGAGAAAAACATCAGCAAGAGATCGGTAGTAAAAGTAGAAGTAGAGGTAAGAAGGAATCATCAAGCTCCACTTCCAAAACAGATCCTGTTGCTGAACTCGAGGACAAGATTGTTGAAGTTAAGGATCGTCTTACAGCTGCCGTGGCAAAAGCACAAGCATTGGCTGCCGCCACAAGAGGTTAGCTGATAGGCCGATGATCCAAAACTAAGGAGGAACTGTCAAAATGGGAGCAAAGGCTAAGCCTGATTTTAGCGGTTACGCCACGAAGGCTGGTCTTAAATGCTCAGATGGCCGGACGATCATGGCTGATGCGTTCAAGCATCAAGATAAAGAAACTGTTCCGTTGGTCTGGCAGCATAGTCATAGTGAACCCAGCAATGTGCTTGGCTATGCAACACTTGAGCATCGCGAGGACGGCGTTTATGCCTACGGTTTCTTCAATGATACCGACGCGGCAAAGAATGCCCGAGTACTTGTTCAGCACGGAGATATCAAGTCGTTGTCGATCTATGCCAACGGACTCACCGAAAAGTCGAAGCAGGTTCTACACGGCTTTATTCGTGAATTGAGTTTGGTTCTGTCGGGAGCTAATCCTGGAGCATTGATTGACAATATTACATTGGCTCATGCTGATGGCGATATGGTTACTTTGGAAGACGAAGCCGTTATCTATACTGGTTTGGAATTGATTCACGCTGATGGCGAATCGGATTCGGATAATGAAGATGAAAATGGTCCGACTGTTCAAGAAGTTTACGATTCGATGAGTGAAGAACAGAAGGAAGTTGTTCACTATATGATTGGTGCCGCACTTGCTAGTCAGGCTAGTGAGGAAGCGACCCATTCCAACAAGGAATCTGAAACGAAAGTTGAAGAAAATGTCGAAGAAGACTCTGAGTTGGAACTCGTACATCGTGGTGAAACTAATGAAGAGGAAGGACGGCGAATGACCCGCAACGTCTTCGAGCAGCGGAGCGAAGGCAAGAAAGAGGAGACGCCAACTCTCACGCATGATGCGATGCGGGAGATCGTTACCGAGGCTCAAAAGTCTGGATCACTGAAAGAAGCCGTTGAGGCATATGCTCTCAGACACGGCATCGATAACATCGAGCTTCTCTTCCCGGATGCTCGTTCCGTCACGGATACGCCTGAGTTTGATCAACGGCGTATCGAATGGGTCTCTGGTGTCATCAACGGCACGAGGCACTCACCGTTCTCGCGCATCAAGTCGCTGGTCGCGGATATTACGGTCGAAGAGGCACGCGCTCTGGGTTATGTGAAGGGAAATCTGAAGAAGGAAGAGTTCTTCGGACTTGTCAAGCGTGTCACAACGCCCACCACGGTCTATAAGAAGCAGCAGTTGGATCGTGATGACATCGTCGATATCACCGACTTTGATGTCGTTACCTGGCTCAAGGCCGAGATGCGTCTGATGCTCGACGAGGAGCTTGCACGTGCCGTTCTGATCGGTGACGGGCGTAATGTAGCCAGTGCAGACAAGATCAAGGATCCGGCAGGAGCAGCTGAGGGTTCCGGTATTCGTTCGATTATGCACGATCATGATCTTTATGCCGCCAAGGTCGAGCTTCCGGCCGATGCAACTCCGAACGATGTCGTCGACGCGTTTATTGCAAACATGGGTGTCTACAAGGGATCGGGTTCACCTTCACTTTACACGACGCGGCCGTTCTTGACACAGATGTTGCTCTCTCGTGATACAACTGGACGCCGTATGTATCGTGGCGTGACGGAGCTTGCGCAGGAACTTGGCGTAAACGAGATCGTGATCGTCGAAGTGATGGAAACGGAAGCTAATCTTTATGGTATTGTCGTCAATCTGAAGGATTATACGATTGGCGCCGATAAGGGTGGAGAGATTAATTTCTTCGATGATTTCGACATCGATTACAACCAGTACAAGTATCTGTATGAGACTCGTGTCTCTGGCGCGCTGACTAAGATCCGTTCGGCCGTGGTCTTCAGCAAAGACGCGACACCGTAATTCAAAGGTAGGTACCTCATGACGAGGTTCTACGGTCGTATTGGTTATGGTGAATCTGTCGAAAATGCACAGGGTGTATGGGTTGATACAATCATCGAATATTTTTATACCGGAGATGTCGTGCGCAATGCAAGAAATCTTCGTGAAGGCGAAAATCTCAATCCTGATCTCAGCGTGCAGAATTCGATCAGCATTGTAGCTGATGCATACGCTAACGAACACTTCTTTGCCATCCGGTATGTGGAGTGGGCGGGGGCTTTGTGGACGGTGTCGAGCGTCGAAGTGCAAAGTCCTCGCCTGCTGCTTAGATTGGGGGAGGTGTACAATGGGCCAACGCCTGGAACTACACCAAGTTCTTAAGACGTTTGTAGATAATGTCTATTTTCAGCCTCCAACCAATATTCAGCTGAAATATCCGTGCATTATCTACCATCGCGATTGGGCCGAGACCAAATTTGCCAACGATAATCCATACAATTATACAAAACGCTATATGATTATGGTTATCGATCCGGATCCCGATAGCGACATCCCCGACAAGGTGGCCGCGATGCCGATGAGTCTGTTTAATCGATTTTATACAGCTGATAATCTAAATCATGATGTTTTCAACGTATACTTCTAAGGGAAAGGAAGCAAATGGCCCCTTTGACTTGGGACCAAGTTGGCGAAAGACTGTACGAAACCGGTGTAGATCACGGAGTTCTGTACATTCCGGATGAAACTGGTGTGTACAATCTTGGTGTCGCTTGGAATGGTCTCACGACTGTTACCGAATCGCCCTCGGGTGCCGAGCCTACTGCGCAGTATGCCGACAATATCAAGTATCTGAATCTGATCTCGGCCGAAGAGTTCGGCGCAACAATCGAGGCGTTTACCTACCCGGAAGAGTTTGCTCAGTGTGACGGTACGGCTGTCCCCGAGCCGGGAGTATCGCTGGGACAGCAGAGCCGGAAGATGTTCGGCATGAGTTACCGGACTCGAGTCGGCAATGACGTGGACGGGACAGACTTTGGTTATAAGCTACATCTTCTTTATGGCTGCCAGGCTGCTCCATCCGAGAAAGCTTATGCCACGATCAATGATTCACCAGAAGCGATTGCATTTAGTTGGGAAGTTACAACGTCCCCCGTCCCGGTTACAGATTACAAGCCTACTTCGTTGATCGTGGTTGATTCGACGGTGGTAGATGCGGCGGATTTGTCGGCGCTTGAGGATCTACTTTACGGTGCGGGCGCAACCGAACCTGCTCTTCCGACACCGGATGCTGTTATCGCGTTGTTTGCCACGCCTTAAGTTCGAACGAGTATGACTTTTTTGGACAGGAGGCTGGAGAATGCTCACTATTGTTGTTCCGGGTGTCGAGATGTTTGACGAACAGACACAAGAGTTTGTCACTAGAGACGACGTGACGTTGGAACTCGAGCATTCTCTGGTCTCACTGTCAAAATGGGAGTCGGAATACGAAAAACCGTTTCTGGGTAATCATGAAAAAAGTAGTGAAGAAGTGCTCGGTTATATCAGAGCAATGACCTTGACTCCCGATGTATCGGAAGAGGTTTTTTTGAAGCTGTCCGAGAAGAATATTATGGCTATTAATAGCTATATCGATGCCAAGATGACTGCTACTTGGTTCAATGAACCACCGGGAGCGCCGAAGAGTCGCGATGTGATTACGGCGGAGCTCGTGTACTATTGGATGATCGCGTTTCAGATTCCATTCGAGTGCGAAAAGTGGCATTTGAATCGATTGTTTACCTTGATTCGAGTCTGTAACATCAAGCAGGCAAAGCCGCAAAAGATGAGTCGCTCTGAACTTGCTGCTCGAAATCGTGAACTCAATGCTCAACGTCGAGCGCAATTGGGTACTAAGGGTTAGAAAGGGGGTGACGTGGCAACTCTTGTTTGGGATCAGGTAGGCGAACGAACGTATCAAGCCGGTATCGATCATGGTGTTCTTTATTTAAACGACGGTACAGTGGTCGTTTGGAACGGACTTACTGATCTCGAGGAGGCATCAAATTCAGAATTGAAATCGTTTTGGCTCGATGGAGTGAAATATTTGGAAAATTTATCGCCGAATGATTTTCAAGGAAAACTTACCGCATTTACTTATCCGGATGAATTCGAAAATATTAACGGAATTGCCGTCGTTTCTCCCGGATTAGCCTACTATGATCAACCCGCAAAGAGTTTCAGCTTGTCTTATCAAACGAAAATTGGTAACGACATCGACGGTACTGAGTATGGTTATAAAATTCACATTCTATATAACGTTATCGCCAATCCTGAGACCAAAACATATACTTCACTTAATGATTCTGGCGTTTCACCAGTGGAATTTGCTTGGAATTTAACGGGAACTCCACCTAAAATTCCCAAAGGTAGACCAACGGTTCATATTGCTATCGACTCAAGACAAACTCCGACTGATATTTTGAAAATTATTGAGGATAAACTCTACGGAACAGCTACGAGTAATCCGAGTCTTCCACCGATTACGGAAATCGCCGAATATTTTGGATATCGCGGTGCACTTTTGATTGTCGATTATGGAGACGGTACTTGGGCAGCTATCGATGAATCGGATAACTATATTACTATGCTCGATGCCACTACTTTTCAAATCGACGGTGCGGATGCCACATTTTTGGATCCAGATACCTACACAATTTCATCTACCAACATCGGCGATGAAAATTAAGGAGGTGAAATGGCTACAGTTACCGGTCTTACTGCCGAGAGAATGTTGGAAATTGAAGCTGCTTCGGTTGTCGACGGTGAAGTTGTCAGCGGTAACTTAATTCTTACTAAACATGATGGATCAACAATTAATGCCGGTCCTGTAATTGGTCCGGCGGGTCCAAGCGGTCCGGCTGGGCCTGCTGGAGGCTTGATTCCCGGCGAGATTAGAATTTGGCCAGGTAGTGTATTACCAACTTTGGCTCAGTATGGTAAATGGGTTTGGGCAGATGGAGCAGTTTATGTTACAGCGACGTATCCCAAAGCAGCCGCAAATATCGCAGCCCAGTGGCGTACTTTTGCTGGCGCTAGCGATCCTGGTGCGAATAATTTTCGGGTACCTGATCTTCGTGGTCTTGTTGCAGCTGGTATGGACGCAATGCCCGGAGGTTCGCGCGCTAATCGGATGACACGAGCAGTTGCGATTACGATCGCTGCTCGAACCGGCGAGGAAACTCATATTGTCAGTGTAGGCGAGATGCCCGCACATGCACATGGGGTTACCGATCCGACACACGCACATAGTATTGCTGATCCAGGACATTTTCATGGTGCTAACCACGTAATTTATCCAGGAACGGGCTTTCCTGGTGGATATGAAGGTGGTGGCGCTGGAGCTTATAATGCGACGGATGTACGTGGTACAGGAATTGGTATCTATGCTGCTGCCACAGGAGTCTCGATTCAAAACAATGGTGGTGGCGGTGGACACGAGAATGTTCAGCCAACGGTCTTTGTGCCTTATATCGTAAAATTGGACGATTAAAATGAGAATCGAACTCGCCGGAAGTTTAGTTCATCCCGATCCGCTAGTTCTAAAATTCGATCATAATGTAGGTATGGCTATTCCATATTATATGGATCTAGGCTATACTCATTTCGATGTTATTTGTATCGGGGGTGGCGGAGGAATGGGAGGAGGGATTGATACCGCAAATTCCGGTACTTTAATTCGAAGTTATGGTGGAGCCGGTGGTGGAGGAGGATTTCATCGAGTAGTAGGATTATTGTCAGCTCTTCCCGAATTGACCTCTATTATTGTTGGCGTTGGTGGTGCTGTAGGAACCGAACATGCCAGTAATCCTGCTCTTACTACTAATGGTGGCGATGGTGGATATTCGTCATTTAATGATACTACTTGTCGGGCTTCAGGTGGTGTAGGCGGTAAGCGAGTTCAATCAAATTCTTTAACCGTCTCTACACAAGCTCACGGCGGTGATGGTGGAGTAGGAAACCGCATTATTGCTGGGGGTGGTGGAGCGGGTGGGGTTGCCGGAACACCAACAGCAACTGGTCCGGGCATCGCGGGTACAGCTGGTCAGGACGGTACGTTCTTCTCCAATGTTGGTAAAGGTGGAGGAGGTGGAGCCGGTGGAGTGGGTAAATATGGCTCCGGAGGAACTACCTGTAACGCTGCTACATCCGGAGGACGTGGTTCGTATAATCCTGGTAACACGGCCGTCTATGGGCCCGGAGATACTCCGCATAATGACGGATCTAGCGGCTCGCAAAACGTCATACCTGGAGGTGCAAGTGGGGCTAAAGCCGCTCCTTTGAACGGTTTACCGACAGTATACGGACAATCCAAAGGTGCACGAGCAGTAGGCGACCCTGGAGTTGTGATTGTTCGTCTAACGGCGGAATAATTATGATTACTTTCACAGAGAAAGGCTCGTTCAAGAATACCGAGTCATATTTGCGTCGATTGAAGAAAGCCGAGCAATTCGCCATTCTGAGTAAGTACGGATCGATTGGCGTAAATGCGCTTTCAAATGCTACTCCAGCTGATACCGGGTTAACTGCCGCTTCTTGGTCGTTCACTGTTGAAGCGCGACCGGGATATTATTCGATTCGTTGGCACAACAGCCATCAAGAAAACGGTTTGCCGATTGCGGTTCTGATTCAATACGGTCACGGTACGGGAACTGGCGGTTACGTACAAGGTCGAGATTATATTATGCCTGCTATTCGACCTATTTTCGATCAAATCGCAGCAGAAGCATGGAAGGAGGTGACTAGAGTTTAATGCCTACTATTGACGACAAAGTCGTGGCAATGAGTTTCGAGTCGAGTAAGTTCGAATCTGGCGTCAATAGTGCAATTAATGCTCTGGAGAAGCTAAAGTCAGCTCTTCACTTCCCTGCTGCAGGCAAAGGTCTTGACGATATCAACGCGGCAGCCAAGCGAGTCGATCTCGGTTTTATCAGCCGTGGTATCGACGCGGTCAAGAACGCTCTCGGCTCGTTGCGATTGGTAGGACTCGGCGTTTTGACTCATTTGGCCAACATGGCCGTCGATGCCGGGATTAGATTTGCGAAAGCGTTTACACTCGATCCAATCAAAGCCGGTTTCAGTGAATATACGACTAATCTGAACGCCGTCCAGACAATTCTGGCCAATACGCAAGCCGCTGGTACCAAGCTGAAAGATGTTAATGCCGCCCTCAAAGAGCTAAACGATTATTCGGACAAGACGATTTACAATTTCAGCCAGATGGCCAAAAATATCGGTACTTTTACGGCTGCTGGCGTTGATTTGAAGACGGCAACCGGTGCAATCAAGGGTATTGCCAACTTGGCCGCTTTGTCGGGCTCGAATGCCGAGCAAGCATCGACGGCAATGTATCAGCTCTCGCAGGCAATCTCGGCCGGGCGTGTCAATCTGCAGGACTGGAACTCGGTTGTCAATGCCGGTATGGGCGGTACTGTTTTCCAGCGCGCCCTGGCACAGACAGCAGAAGCAATGGGCACGTTGGACAAGGGCGCGGTCAAGCTTACCGGCAGCATGAAGAATGTCACCATCAATGGAGAAAACTTTCGTGCCTCGGTTGCGTCTAAACCTGGTGAGAAATCGTGGCTGACCTCAGATGTGCTGGTTAAGACGCTGGAGCAGTTTACGGGCGATCTGTCCAAAGCCGAGCTCAAGGCGCAAGGTTTCAACGACGCCCAGATCAAGGCGATTCAGCAAACGGCCAAAACGGCCATGCATGCTGCCACCGAGGTCAAGACGCTGTCCGGCGTTTTGGACACGGCCAAGGAAACCGCAGGCTCGGGTTGGGCGCAGACATGGCAGATCATTTTCGGCGACTTTGGTGAAGCGAAAGTATTGTTCACTAATGTCTCCAACGCGATTAACGGTTTTATCAGTGCCTCGGCCGATGCGCGTAACAAAGTACTCGGCGATTGGAAAGCACTTGGTGGGCGTACGCTCTTGATCGATTCGATCAGAACCGCATTTCACAATTTGAGCATGGTTGTCGCGCCGATCAAGGAAGCGTTTCGAGATATTTTCCCAGCCAAAACGGGTAAAGATCTCTATGAGTTGACGCAGCGATTTCACGAATTTGCCGAAGCGCTCAAGCCCAGCCCGGAAACGATCGAGAATTTGAAGCGTACGTTCAAAGGACTATTCGCCCTTCTGGACATTGGTAAGCAAGTTATCAGCGGCATATTTACCGTGTTCGGACGGCTTTTCGGTGCCGTTGGCGATGGTAGCGGCAGTTTCCTGGAGATTACCGGCAATATCGGCGATTTCATCGTCAAAATCGATCAAGCGCTGAAAAAGGGCGACGGACTGCACAAGTTCTTCGAAACAATCGGCGATATTCTTGCTGTTCCGATCAAAATGCTTGGTTTGCTGGGAGCCGCACTTGCTAATTTGTTTAGTGGATTTTCCTCCGGGGGATTTTCCGGACAAATGGATGATGTGAGCCGTTCGATGACTCCCTTGCAGAAAGTTATCGAGGGAATCGTTACGGCGTGGAACAATATGCTCGATGCGCTGAGCAATTCGGGCAAAGTTCTCGCTCCAGCATTCAAGGCGATTGCCGATTTGCTCTCCGGGCTGGGAATTGCGCTCGGTGAAGCAGCCAAGAACATGAATTTCGAGGCAATTCTAGCGGTGATCAGAACAGGCCTCTTTGGTGGTCTGGTGTTGATGTTCAAGAAGTTCTTGGGCAAAGGCACGTTGGCAGACCAGCTAGGTGGAGTCGGTGGTGGTATCATCAAGAACATCGCGGGCACATTCAAGGCGCTCGAGGGTTCGATGGTGGCGTTGCAGCAGAATATCAAAGCCGATACGCTGAAAAAGATCGCGATCGCGATTGGGATTCTGGCTGCCTCCGTGCTGGCACTGTCGTTTGTCGATCCGGATCGCTTGAAATCGTCGTTGGCCGCAATGACCGTCGCGTTTGGTCAGCTATTGGGCGCAATGGCAATTCTCGGTAATATCACCAAGACGGTTGGTTTTATCAAGATGCCGGTGATTGCCGCCTCGATGATCATGTTGGCGGGAGCTATCGACGCGCTCTCGATTGCGGTTGTGATACTCAGTCGGCTCAGCTGGGAGGATTTGCTCAAGGGTCTCGGTGGCGTAGCTGCTCTTTTGGGCACGATTGTTGCTGCGGTGGGACCATTGTCGGCCAATTCGGCAGGAATGATCAAGGCGGGTATCGGTATCTCGGCGATTGCGGTTGCTTTGAATCTACTTGCACTGGCTGTGCGTCAGTTTGCCGGGATGAATATGAGCGAGCTCGGGAAGGGTTTGGGAGCAATTGCAATTGGGCTCGGGATCTTGATTGCGGGAATGAAATTGATGCCGCCGGGGATGGCTTTGTCCGGAGCCGGATTAGTTGCGGTGGCATTTGGTCTCAGAGTTCTAGCAGGAGCAGTCGAGAAATTTGGCGGCATGGACTGGAAGACGATCGGCAAGGGAATGGTTGGCATCGGCGGCGGTCTACTCGTTATCGCTACCGCAATGCGTCTAATGCCGTCGAATATGGTGTTAACAGCCGCTGGATTAGTGATCGTCTCTTTTGCGTTGGGTAAGATTGCCGATGCAATTGGACAAATGGGCGGAATGTCAATTCGAGAGATTGCCAAGGGTCTGGGTACATTGGCTGGGTCATTGGTGATTTTGGCGGCAGCATTGTATGCGATGTCGGGAACATTGGCGGGTGCGGCGGCGCTGGGAATTGCTGCTGCAGGCTTGGCCCTACTTGCTCCGGCTCTGGTTGCTTTGGGAAAGCAGTCGTGGGGAGAGATCCTCAAGAGTCTGATCGTATTGGGAGCGGCACTTACCATTCTCGGGGTTGCCGGAGCAGCACTTTCTCCGGTGATTCCTGCTCTGATCGGTCTGGGTGCTGCTTTGGTTTTGATCGGTGGCGGTCTTGCTCTTGCCGGTGCTGGTATTGCGTTGATTGGTGTCGGTCTCAGCGCGATTGCGGTAGCGGGTCCGACAGCAATCGGGATTTTGATTACCGCGCTGACGCAATTCCAGGAAGCGATTATCAAGAATGCGAAACTGATCATTCTCGGCTTGTTGGAGATTGTTCGGGCGCTGGCTGATACAGCACCGCAATTCGTCGATGCCCTGCTCAAGATTATCGATTCATTGCTCGACGCGATTATCAGATCTTCGCCGAAGATCGCCGAGGCGTTTGAAGCTTTGATGGCTTTGGTCTTGCATGTTATGCATACTAATCAACCGAAGATCATTCAAGCTGGATTCGATATGCTGGTTGCGTTACT